TTTAAAATTCTTAGAGTTGAAACATCATCATCCGATTGCTGATCTCTTTCCAAGGCAAGTACGGTATCCGAAAGCTGAGATATAGCCTGGCTTCCGCGTAATTGTCCTAATGAAACCTTTGCTCCATCGGTATGATCTTGATCTGTATGTGTACGTCTTAGGTGTGATACTAAGAATAAAGATATGCCAGTACGTTCAACTAAACTTCTAAGATTAGTCATCGTCTGATCTATCATACGTCTCTCATCTCCTTGTAAGCCTGACAATAATATTGACAAGTGATCTAAGAAGATAACTTTTATGTCCAGCCCAAGAGCCATGTACTCGATACGGTTGTAGATAGTATCCGAAGATAAACTACCAAAATGGTCGTATAGATAAAGGTTCCAATTATCGATAGTGGAATCATATGCTTCTTTTAATGTGGAGTATTCGTGTTCGCCAAGATGTAATGCCTTTCCTACAGACACTGACATAAGTCCTAGTGCTGTTCGCCTGTTAGATTCCTCTAATGCTATATAGCCAACCTTGACTCCTTCTTCTAAAAGTTGAGTTGCTAGTTGTCTACAGAAAGTACTTTTACCTTGACCTGTCCCTGCTGTAATTGTTGTTAGCTCACCGTATCTAATACCATGAGTCTTCTCTTGTAATCCTTCAAACTTATATTTGTGATTACATGGTGGGCTTGGTGTTGTGACAGCATCTAATAAAGATTTACCGTCAACTATCCCATCGGGTTGATACTCTTTAGCATCCCAGATAGCCCGTCTAATAGCTTCAGAATCATTCGCTTGTAACGCATCTGACGCATCTTTGTATTGCTCCAAGCGAGCAATCTTGACTTTTCCCGTAGGTAAGATTGACGCTGCTTTTTCAACAGCTTCTCTTCCGGCGTTGTCATTGTCAAAGAAGAGGACGATTTCCTCATACCCTTGAAATAAAGGTATTTGTTTTTGAATGTCCTTTTTGGCTGACGCTGCACCGTGAGGGAGCGAGACCATCGGCCAGTTCGGCATAGCCTCATAACAGCTTGCAGCATCTAGTTCACCCTCAGTAATAACAATACGCTTACCGTTAGTAGGAAATAAGTGCTGACCAAATAAGGTGTCAGTGGAAACTCCTTCATATTTAAATTGTTTTAATTTGTCTTTGGTTTTGAACCCTTGAATACGTCCAGAGCCATCGAAATAAGGGAATCGTAAGTGTGTCTCGTCTCGATAGATTTTGTAGAACTCGCAGGTTTTTTCACTGATGTTTCGTTTTTGCAGCCTTTGGGCTGATCCTTTAAAAGTGACATTGCTTTGCATGTGATGAGTGTGTTGGGTGTCGTTGCCCTCTGTATAGGTTTGGCAACTGAAGCAGTAGGTGTGACCGTCCGTGTATATGCCATTGGCATCGGACGATCCACAGTTACTGCATGGTTCGTGTCGTATAAATTCGCTTTCAGTCATGTAAGCCAATCAATTGGGATGGCGTGAAACGCACACCATCTGATGTTGTATCGTTTGCACCACTGTGCATAAGTAGTCTTTGATCTTTTAGATATTTTTTTATAGGGGTCTTGAAAGACAATTCTTAAGTCTATACCTGGGTTCTCAGCTATTACTTGTTTAACCTTACGTCTATCCTCTGGTCTCCAATATCCTTTAGTTTCTAAAATTACTCCATTCGGAAGAATGAAGTCAGGCGTGTATAAGTGTTGAATAGTATATGGAAAGCTTACGCTCTCATATTCATAATCAACACCTAACTCACACAGTAGATCAGAGACTTTCTCCTCTAATCCTGATTTGAACATTAGAAGTCATCATCTTCAACTGAAGCTGGAGTTGTGTCTGGAGTAACATTTGGATCATCAGTTTTAAAGCCTGATGTTTTACCAAACAATTCTGCTACACCATTCTCATCCAAATCCCCAGTGTCAACACCAGCTCCGGTTTGGACTGATATAACTTGTACGCCCGATAACTTAAGACTAGTACCATAGGTAATGCCATCACGCAGTATATAAGGCTTTTGAATAAAACCAATTTTAACTGTTGACCCTTCATATACAGGTGTGTCCATGTTTGTTATGGGTGTCCCTTCTGTATCAACTACAGGTGGGCGTTTATCTTCAGCCCATGAGAATTTAATAGTAAATTTACCCTCAGCTACTTCTTCCCATGGTGTAGGTTTTAAGGTAGCTCTCTTTGGGTTTTTTAATCTTGACTCTGCCCATTTAAGACAGTCATCTCTTTCAGTCTCAAGTTTTTCAACTAACTCACTATCAACTACTGCCTTTAGTGAATAGCCAAATTTACTTGGCTTCAGTACAGCCTGATAACCAGATAAGGTAACAGGCTTTTGTGTTATGTGTATGTTTCTTGCCATTAACAGAAAAAATAAGTGGAATCAATTACTGACTCTGGTTTTAGATCGCCAATAATCGGTGGTTCAGTCTTTGCTCCAATAGCTTGGGCAAAGTCTTTTAAAAAATCATGCTCCGCAAACAGGTGCATGTATGTGTCTCGTACTAATGTGGATAGATTGGTCATATCTGTAGCTCTACATAGAACTGAATCATGTATTAAAGCTATAGGTGCATTAAATTTAGTAGCACTTAGATGTAACAAGCTGGCATCCAATGAGTGGATTAAGTTTGGAGCTGTTGCATTCTTATGATGTCTAAGGTCTACACCTGTTTCTCCCTCTAAAACTTTTATTCGGCAACGACCCATTAATTGTAATTCAACAATTTTATGGTTGTACTTCATTAATCGTTGATTGACTATAAATCCTGATGGAGTTTTCCAAGATATTATTTCAGAACCATTTTTAATTGCATTAGCTATTTCAAGTTCTATCCATCGCATAACCTTCATAGGTCCTGGTACGACTAGCTCCATGGCATTTCGTACTGCACAAACTATTTGAGTTAGCTCATCTTTTTCTACCTCAATATCTATATCATCAAATGCATCTCGTATATATTGTCTATTGCTAAAAGGTTTAGCGTTATAAGGTATTGTCATAACGCAACGTTTAGTTTTTTTTCTATCCCAATAGGGACGTAACCTTTCAGGTATATCCTTTCTACTTGTATCAGCAATAACTTGATATGCATCTTGAGGCTTTTCGCTTGGTATTACATTAACCAAACATGCTGTGGACTTATCCCTAGCTAGCCCAGCCAGTATCTGTAGACCTGAGCATGTTGCATCGGTTGCCACGGGTAGTCCTGTTGTTGTCCTTGTTTTAGCTAAGACAACAGAGTAATACTCTTCACAAACAGACAAAAACTGCCAAGGTTCGTCAGCTGTTTCCCAATCTCCTATGTTATTAAGAGGATTTGTAGCTACTCGTTTAATTATTTGTATATTTTCTGGTTGATCTACCCAAGCTAATCGCTCCTCCATAGTCGCTTTATCAAGACCATACGTAGTAGCTACTTGGAAAGCTAACCACTTCATCCCGTCCTCAGTTATAGGTGCTTCCTCTGCAAACCTAATCAAACTTTTTCCAAAGTCTGTATCCTGTGGTGTGAGAAAACTTGGTATAGGATAAGCTCTTCCTCGATAATCAAAACTCCAAGGTACATAATATTCTTTATCTTTAAACTCTCGGACACAATTCATTGTCATCCTAGTTCTACAAGATATCCTCCACTCGTTAGCGTTCTTATTACGTTGTATAGCTTTATCCTTCCTCCACTGCTTTCTTCCTTCTTCATTAGTATCTATGTCAAAGGGTTTAGGTGGGTCAGGATGATTAATCACAGGACGAAATTTTCCTACCTCTATTTCTCTTTCCTCTAGGTCTTCCGCAACCATTACTATGAATGGGTTTAAACGGTATTTTACCTTCTGTATTTTATTAAGGAATTGATAGGTAGTTTCCCCCTGTTTACATAGGGGTTCGCCCCTACGAACCATTTGATGAAGTCTGGTTAAATCATTTAAGTAATAACCACCTTCATTTAGAAATGACCAATCTCTTGGTTCTATGGTCATCGGCCACGCTAGTGGACTAAATAATTCAGCTAATCTTATAATTTCTTCTTTGTTTTTATGGAATGCATCTGTTGGATTTACAAACTGTTGTTTTTTTCCTCGATGCATAACGATGTCTCGTTTAAACCATCCTGATGAATCCATTAAACAATCTAAAAACCATGTACCAACCGAAATACGTTCACTTCTGTTCCAAGATTTCCATTCCGTTATGCCATCATTTTTATTCATAAGGGTTGTCATTGATTTAGCTTTGGAAGCTGTACCCTTAGCTTGATGCCAATAATTCTTCTTTAATGTCTCAAAAAGCCCTGGTGCACTGGATTCATAGTATCTCATCTGACATTCAGATTCCATAGCTGAACCTATAGTTTGAACAACATTTGCCACTTTGCTGTTATCTTTTCTCATAGAGAATGTTTTATCAAATGTGACCTTAGCTGTTATAGCTGCTTGAGATTCTGTATCTAGTGCCAATAAATATGGCATTAACTTTACCTGATTCCCTGTACCATGGAATTTTTTTATAGTTTTTATTCTTTCATCTTTTTTATCGTCTATTGCTTTTACTAATAAAGGTAAGAGAGTCTCTATTGATGCGGAGCCAAATACAGTTGCAGAAGCGTAATTCTGTTCTAATAACTTTTTAGTATTAGATCTTAAACGTTCTAAACCGCCCTTAATTTGACCACGCTCAAAGGATGCTTGCCTTTCTAAATCAGCAGTTGTAGGCATGTGATGAGTGTGTAAATTGTCGCTAGATTATGGGTTGGATATTTATCCCTATGTGGATAGGTTATAAATAAAGATAGGGACTGAGTTTTACCCCAATCCCTATTTGACCTGTTCGCTAGTGTATTAGATTATCAATTTCATTTTAAGTCCGGCGCGTCTACCAATTCCGCCACACTCCC